TAAATGGGATTAATAAGAGTAATAACGGTAATAATATCCTAAACATAATTTTCCTAGTATAACACAAGTCAATGTAGAAACCAATAAATTGAAATCAAAAGGTATCGCCATTATGTAAGTGTTTAATAAATCTCCGCCCCATTTGTACCATACGAAGAAATTAATAATTAAGTGCCACATTAACACACCTGTGAAAGTGGCGTAGATTTCATTTTTAATATGTGTTCCTAGGATTGTAAATAGAATAACACATGCATAAATGGGTAACATCAAAGAATGAAATCCAATAAACAAATCTTTCACGAGCATACATGAAAGAGGTATGAAGTATTGTAAGTATTTATTGCTAGTGAATTGAGGTATCAATAAAGCAATAGCAAAAATAGGTGTCACATTCATACATGTATTTATAATGGTCGGAGTGGCAGGATTCGAACCTGCGACCCTCTGGTCCCAAACCAGATGCGCTACCAGGCTGCGCTACACTCCGTTAGTGGCCGCTTATGCGGCTTCTAACATTGACATTGGTACTCTATAACTTCTACCAGACATGTCAACAAGACACTTAGTCTGATTAATTTTAGTAATCACACCAGGAGTTTTCTTCGTCTTTTGAACAACAAATACTTTTTGTCCAACAGATAGTGTAGCTTTACCAACAATCACTTTCATTTGTGATATAAAATCAGAAAGGTCGTTAAGTTCAGCAAGGTTCATTTTTTGTATTTCAGTTTTCACATTTTTCATAATATAGTATCCTTATTTTAGTTTAAGTAAAGAGGTCCAGTCCAGTTCATCATAAATCCTTCGAAGACATTTCCTCTTGCACGGTTTAATGCAGGTGCATTGTATCCTGCTGGTTTCAAAATGTCACCGACTTTAAAACCTTTTTTAGCAAGTTTATCGGTAACTTTAGCAACAACAAAGCAATGCACAGAGTTGTCACGGACTACTTTAATATAATTTCGTCCTGTTTGTACTGAACACTTCTCTTCAAACTCTTTAAGAGTTCGTTCAAAATATTCAGAACGCTTTTCGCCTTTAGAAGAACGGTCTGTCCACTGAGCGTAGTCAAGTTTAGCCGTTTCAATAATATTCTTAATACCTTCTTCAAGTGAGGTAGCAACTTTTTCACACATTATAGTCATAATATAGTCCTTTCAATTAAGCAGCTTGTTGAGCAATTACCATGTCAACAGCGGCGTCCCATAATTTAATAGCATCATCGTTATTTTCAAAACCATACTCTTCAGCAAAATCCATTGAAGAAGAAGAGGCAGTACCATCTACATCTACTGTATGATTGGTGATGATTTTAGCAATCGTTTCGACTTTGGCAGTATTGTAAATAAGACCTTGTTCGGTATGTATTTCAATTTCGCCATTGTTAGCAGACAAGAAGTTGATTTGGTCGTTAGTGTTTGTATTAGGGAAGTTCATAGTTTTCGTATCCTTTTTCATTTTATGGTACCATTATACCATATGTTTAAACCATTGGCAAGCGGTTTTTTCACTTTTTTTTAATTTAATGCAATTAACATTAACAACAGACTATTCAATGAAAATCCTATTGCGTTAGATACGATATATAACATATCTTTAGCATATATAGCTCTCACTAAGAATAGAAACAATCCTAACCATACTAGTAATATGAAGTTTAATGGAGGTAAATTTGTTGACCAACCCATTAACACTGATAGAGATGTCGGAGCAGTTGCACCGTGAATAAGTATCATACCTATCCAACCACACGCTTCAGAGATTTTATTTGATTTAATTTTTTTCATAGTGTATCCTTTCTTATCTTATGTGTCCATTATACCAGATACTTTGTTGTTTGGCAAGCACTTTTTTCAAATTAATTGCTTTTTATTGTAATAAAACCACCAACTAACATTACTGCTAAACCCATTAGTGAGTACATAAGCATTTCAGTTAGAGTATTTGCTGATTCCATACATTTTCCGTCACAATCGCCAGCAGAACCAGCCATCATTACTATACCAATTACGATTAATAGAGCGCCAAAAGTGTTTATCATTGTTTTCATAGTTTATCCTTTGTTTTTTTAACTTATACATACATCCTACACTAGATAAATACCTTTGGCAAGCGCTTTTTTCAAAAAAAAGCAAAAAAATCACTAAAAAAAGCAAGTAAAATCAATAAAAAATGAAATATTTTGTTCTAGTTTTGTTCTTTATGTTAATTTCGTGTTCTCCGAGCGTAAAAAACTGTAAATTATCGCCGGATTACGAAGCAACTGCTAAATCAGCGTTAGAAAATAAAGATGATTTGAGCAAAACTGAATTAAGAGCTGGCAAAATGGCTTGTACTTTTTGAATAAATAGTCGGAAAAGGTAATTTATGAGCAAAATGCGATTATTTAAGTTTTGGAATGAAAAAGGTGATGAAAAAGAAAAAGAAGCGATGAGTTTGAAGAAAGCCATCATGTCTGTACAATCAGATTTTAAAGATAGAATGATTAGTGTTGAGTATATCAGTAAAAGAGGCAAAGAGATGTGTCACGGTGTACTAATACCAATTGGTCGAAAAGTAAAACAAGCATTGATACAGGAAAGAAGACGAGAAGCGTTAAAAGCTAAAGGAAGATAAATGCCAGCAATTTGTAGAATAACAGATAGTTTATCTACTGGTCATATATGTGCTAGTACAACAACTATAGCCTCACCTAATACAGACGGTACCGTTCATGCAGAAGGACTTGATGTTATAGTTGTTGGTGCGCCAACAGTAGCACACCCTAATCCGCCATCACCTCCATGTCCTGACCATGTAGCAAACTTGAACGCAGGTTCGCCTACAGTGTTTGTAAATGGTATTGCAGTTGGTAGAATTACAGATAGTGCTGATAGTGGTGCAATGACTTCAGGTGCCTCTACTGTTTTTGCCAATTAAGTCTAAATAAACCTTATAAATATTACCGATATGGCAATTTACGATGCATCAGCAAATAACTCTAGTAAACGAAATAATAGAAGATATAGAGATATCGACTTAAATTTCGGTAGAAATCCTGTGACTAATGATATATCAAAGGTTGAGGATGTAAATGCTGTTAAACGAAGTGTGAGAAATTTAATACAAACTAATTTCTACGAAAGACCTTTTCATCCAGAATTAGGTTCAGGTGTGAGAGATTTGTTATTTGAAAACTTTACACCATTGACTAGAGTTTTTCTACAAAGAAAAATAGAAGAAGTCATAGCAAATTATGAACCTAGAGCATCACTTGAAAGTATTAGAATTGATGAAGACCAAGATGGCAACAGATTAGTATGTGATATCTATTTTTATATACAAGGTGTTATGGATCCAGTTACAGTAACGGCATTTTTACAGAGGTTAAGATAGAATGGCAAAACATAAATTAAATGTATCTGATTTAGACTTTGACCAAATTAAGTCAAATTTAAAAACATTTTTACAAAGTCAAACAGAATTCCAAGATTACAACTTTGAAGGTTCAGGCCTTTCTATTCTATTAGATGCGTTATCATACAATACACATTATCTTTCCTTTTTGGCGAACATGTCAACAAATGAAGTTTACTTAGATAGTGCAGATATTCGTAATAACATTGTGTCACTTGCAAAGATGGTTGGTTATACACCAACTTCACCAAGAGCACCTAAAGCTGATGTTGATGTACAAATTAATAATGCTTCAGGTACTTCTATCACAATGAACAAAGGTACGGTGTTTACAACTACAGTTGATGAAACATCTTATCAATATGTAAACAACGCAGACATTACAATCACGCCTGTAAATGGTGTTTATAAATTTTCAAATTGTACTTTATATGAGGGTACTTTAGTTACATTTAAATATACAGTTGATGTAAATGACCCCGACCAAAAGTTTATAATACCAAGTAACAGAGCTGATACATCTACATTAAAAGTAACTGTACAAAATTCAACTTCAGATGCAACAGTATCGACTTACTCATTTTCTAGTAACTATTCAAATGTAACTAGTACATCTAAAGCATATTTTTTACAAGAAGGCCAAGATGGTAGATATGAAATTTATTTTGGTGACGGTATAACAGGTGCAAAATTACAAGACGGTAATATTGTAATCATGGAATATATTGTTACTAATACAACAGAATCCAATGGCGCAAGTTCATTTACTCTTTCAGGTAATATTGGTGGATTTACAGATGTAACAATCACAGTAAACTCAGTTTCACAAGGCGGCGCAGAGGCAGAAGCAGATGAAAGTATTAAATTTAATGCACCATTATCCTATGCAGCTCAAAACAGAGCAGTGACTTCTTCTGACTATGAAACTTTTGTTAAACAAATGTATCCAAACGCATTGTCAGTTAGTGCATGGGGTGGAGAAGATGATGAGATACCGGTATATGGTGTTGTAAAAATTGCAATTAAACCGGCATCTGGTTCTACACTAACAACACAAACTAAAAAAGATATAGCAACACAATTAAAACAATATAATGTAGCTTCAGTTAGACCAGAAGTTGTTGATGCAGAAACTACTAGTGTAATACTTACATCAAATGCTAGATACGATACAAAAGTTACTTCTAAAACAGCAGAAACATTAAAGACAGAAATTATCACAGCAGTTACAAATTATAATACAAATACACTACAAAGATTTGATGGTGTGTTTAGATATTCAAAATTAATTGGTATTATTGATGGTGTCGATAATAGTATTGTATCAAACATTACTTCTGTTAAAATGAGAAAATCATTTACACCACAATTAAATACATCAGCAAGATACGACATTTATTTTAGAAATGCATTATATAATCCACATACAGGTCATATGTCAACAAGTGGTGGTATTTTATCTTCTTCAGGTTTCAAAGTTTCAGGAAATACAAATGAAATGTTTTTAGATGATAATGGTTCAGGTGTTGTAAGAAGATATTACTTTGATGCTGGTGGTGTTAAAACATATGCAAACGAAACACAAGGTACTATTAATTACACAACAGGCCAAATAACAATTAACTCATTAAATATTTCATCAATATCTAATATTAGAGCGGCCGCTTCTACAGTTATAGAATTAACTACTGTACCAAATTCAAATGATATTGTTCCAGTTAGAAATTCAGTTGTAGAAATAGATGTTACGAATTCAGGTTTCACAGTTGAAACAGATGGTTTCACAGGTGGTTCAAATGATGCAGGTGTAGGTTATACACCAACAACAAGTTATTAGAGTGATAAATGGCAAAATTTAATGACAAGATTTCTACCCTTATAAATGCACAACTACCTGAATTCGTAGTTGAGCAACACCCTAAGTTTGCAACATTTTTAAAAACATATTATCAATTATTAGAAAGTGCAGAGTTACAAGTTGAACAAATAGAAACCACTGATGGTATTCTATTAGAAACTGAAACCAACCAAGAAAACTTATTAATATTAGATGCTGGTAGATTAGGTTCTACAAGAACACAGTTAGATGCTGGTGACAAAGTTCTTACAGAAGATACAGCATTTGGTAAATTTCAAAACTCAGAAACAATAACAGGTGCCACTTCAGGTGCGACAGCAGTTATTGTGGCCGAAGATTTAGATAATACTAGACTTTTTGTTACATCACAAAATAAATTTATTACTGGTGAAACAATCAATGGTAGTTCTTCAAATGCAAGAGCTATTATTAAAGGTTACAAACCAAATCCAATTGAAAACATTTCTAACTTAGTAGAGTATAAGGATCCTGACAGAGTAATTGATAGGTTCTTATCTCAGTTTAGAAATGAATTCTTACACACAATGCCAGAAAATTTGGCTACAGGTGTTGATAAAAGAAAACTTATTAAAAACATTAAAGCACTGTATCAATTAAAAGGTACGGCTGAAGGACATAGAATTTTCTTTAATTTACTATTTGGTGAAAAATCAGAAACATTATATCCTAGAGAAAATATTTTAAGAGTATCAGATGGTCAATGGGGTACAAGAAAGATTATTCGTGGTATTGATGTTATCGGTGATACATCAAAACTTATTGGTAGAACAATTACTGGTGAAACATCAAGTGCAACTGCTGTTGTAGAAAATGTATTTAGATTTAGTTTTGGTGCAAATAATGTAACAGAATTTATTGTTGATGCAGAAACAGTAACAGGCACTTTTCAAATTGGTGAAGTAATACGAGGTACAGAATCCGATATTAATGATGTATTCATAAAATCTACAATCACTGGTATTCCTGGTACAAAAATAATTAACAACGATGGTGCATTGTATGATAGTAATGCTACAATTAGATTAACTGGTGGTGGACAAGGTGCTTCTTTCCAAGTTGGCGAATTAGGTGGTGGTGCAATCACAGAAACTATTATTGATGATGGTGGTTTTGACTTTGAAATAGGAGATAATTTAACTTTTAATGCTGGCAATACTTCAGGTGCAGGTGCTCAAGCATTTGTATCAGTTGTAAACGGTGGGTTTTCTGCTGAATTAGGACTTGAAAGTGGTAATACATTATTTCCAGAAAATTCAACATCAACAGACCCATTAACAAAATACTTATCAGGTCCAGTTATATCTGTAAAACCTGGTTCTGTAACGGGTGGACAATCATTTGGAAATATTAGAGGTTCTATTAATGATGCCGATGACAGTACAACAAATGCTGTTCTGTTACTTACAGGTCAAACTTCAGGTGCAACGGCAACAGTAAGATATAATATTGATGGTACAACATTACAGCGTACTACAGAAACAATCTCTGGTAAGGTTTATGATAAGAAAACAGATTTTAATGAAACAGTTTTATACATTACATATGTTGGTACAACACCATTTAAAAAAGGTGAAGTTGTAACTGTAACTGCTTCAGATAGTTCAACATACAACTTTACTTTAAGAGATGACTTTGGTAGAGAGGGTGTTGGTATTAATAGAGAGGGTGTGGATGAAACAACTATCGCTGATAGGGATTCCGTCTATCAGATGATTAGAGCTCTTGGCGCCAATGTTGAAGAAGAAGACCATATTGTTTTAGAAGAAGCAACCTCCGAAGGAGATAGTTATGCCGGTGATAAAATTGTACAAGAAAGAAATACCGGTGTTGGTGATATTA